TAACTATATTTTAGCGTAAATAATTCCGTTGTCAATTATTGTGATACCTTTTTCAATTCGTTGTTTTAAAACTTTCCAATCAAAACCAAATGACTTTTGAAAATGTGGCTTATCGGGAAACTTTTTCCAATCCCCGCCCCATTCGTAACCCTTTGACTTGAAAAAATTAACAACGGTTTTAAAATATTCGTTGTCGTCCCAACTTGCCGTCTCAAAGGTTCCGTCGCCGTTTTTATCGTATAAGATAACAATGTCAAACGCCAAACCGTAATTGTGTATTGATTGCCAACTGTCGGCGTTGGTTACTTTCGGACGCTGTAAAAACAACGCGTGTTGCTCCGCGGGGCTTCTAAATACATACGAAAAACGCAAGCGAACCCCTACGGGCAATAATTTGTTACATTGTAAATACAAGGACAATAGTTCGTCCCTTAATTTTGGGTGCGCCTGTTTAATTCGTTCGATAGTTAGTATATCCATTTATTTTGATATTTCGTCAATGTCTGTTTTAACTTCTTTCGCCCTGTTAAATGCGTTTTTTAAAAGTTTCCAAAGACTAACTTTGAAAGTCTCTTCGATATTTTCTTTGATGCTTACCAATTCAACAAAAATTAACATAATTGCACAAATTTTGGTAAACATAAAATTTATGCCAAATGACCTGATTACAAATTCATTTAAAACATAATAATCAATAGCAAAAAGCGAAATAATACATAATTCGTACAATGCCATTTTTGAAATAATATTGCTTAAAATTCGGCTTTTAACTGACGCAATACCTTTTAATTTAATAGACTTAAAAATTCCTGTAAACGTGTCAAAAATTATCGCAATTGCAACACCAATCAAAAGACCTGTAATTGGCGTATAAAATAATATTAACGATGTCAAAAAGTAGTTTAAATATTTCATTGTATTGTAGTGCTGTTATTTTTAAATTACGATTGCCTCGGCTTGTATAAATATTTCGTCGACTTGTTCGTTTGTCATTTGCAAAACTGATTGTAAAAACAAAACGGTATCGCTAAACCTTTCAATTGTTGTTCCATAGTTCCAAACATACAACGCGCCAGTTTTTGTCGGTTCCTGCAAACTATCAAAGGCGTTTTCTATTGTTGTCTCTAAATTGTTTAATTTTAAAACGGTTCTAATTCGCCAAAGTTGAACCTCGCTTGGAACCTTTGCCCTGTTTGCTTCGTCGATTTCCTGTTGCGTTGCTCCCTCAAAAAAAGTTCGTGTGCTAAAATCAAAAAATGGTTTTATCATTGGAACCTGCAAAAGTTCGTCAATTAAAGTTTCAGTTTGCAAACAGTCGTTTGAATAAGTAGCCCCAATAACTCTATTGGTTGCAATTTCTATTATTGTTTTCATAAATTAATTGTGAATTGATAACATATTTAATATTATACTGTCCGAAGCATTTATTAATTGAACTGTTGCAAAAATAAAAAATTGATTTGCAGGGTTTAAAGTAGTTGAACTTAAAGACGTACCCGCAAAAATATCTGTTATAGATGTTGTTGCAAATTGAACGCCATAAAAATTACCACCATTAAAATTAAAGTTTCTCATTACTACATTCGCCTGCGCGCTTGCGCTTCCATTATATACCGCAATAGTTGGCGCGGTCGTCCAATTATTTGTCGTGTTAATTCTTAAACGTAAACCGTAAGTATTTAACGCCGTTGTTTTATTTGCTCCTAATAAAACTTTTATAATATCATTACTATTAAACGCTCCTGATGGAATTGTAGCGGTAAGTATTGGGGTTTCTGCTGTTGTGCCTGTGTGAACTGTTTGTGACGTTTGAACATTTCTATAAGGCGTATAAGATAAAATTGCCTGTTTACTTGCTAAATCTGTCGTTAAATTTGTAACCTGACTTTGTGCAATTGTCGGAATGTCGCTCGCTGTTAAGTCGGCTCCTGCTGTTACCAAACCTTTTGCGTCAAAAGTTATTTTTGGTTTTGTCGCTCCAACAATAGGGCTATTTTTAACAACTAAATTTGTCAAATCTTGGTCGCCTGTATTGGTTCCGCTTGTATTTCCGATAATTATTTTTTGTGCGTCTGTGCAATATCTTTTGTCTGTACTGTCGGCAATATCGGCGGTCGTAACGCTTTTATTTTTCCAAAGTTGTGTTGCATTGTCGTAACTTAACAACTGTTTATCTGCAAGTCCATTTATAGCAATGTCGTGAATTTCAGAGATTTCATAACCGTTTTGAATACCAACTTCGATTTGACCCTGTGTTGGGTGCGACCTTGTTACTTTTCCAACATAAACCAAATGCGTTGGTGCCAAAATTTTTGTTTCTGTATATGTCCCCGCAACAGTTCCGCTCAAATATAATTGCGCCCCCTCTGTAAACGCCGAAGTATTTAACCCACTTAAATCGCCAATAATAACACAATTTCCCGTCCCGTTGTTTGTAATATCCGATTGCAATAATCCAAATGTTCGCGAACTTAACGCGTCCGTTGTTGCTAACGCTTTTGAAACCAACGCTTTGTTACCATTTGCGCCCGAAATATAAACGACGGTTCCTTTTGTTAAGGTTGCGCCTGTCATATTTTTAACCTCGCGAACTAAAGTACTTGCCTGTCCCGCCACAGGTATGTCCAAGGCGGTTATAAAAGGGTTTATACCGTCCGCGCCGTTGTTTGTTAATTGGCTTGTTTGTGTTACTGCGGTCGGAATTGTTGGCTTATTTAAAATAACCGCGTCGCCTGTAATTGCGTTCCAATCTGAATTGACGTTAACTTCTGCGCCTGTTGCAATCGTTCCAAGTTTTGTTTTTTCTGCTGTTGTGTAGTCTTCGGAACTTAAACCCTTGCCCGTTACCTTATCTACTTTTAAGTCCAACGCGTTTTGTGTTGCGTTTGAAATTGGTTTGTTTGCGTCCGATGTATTATCGACGTTGCCCAAACCTAAATTTGTTTTTGTCAAAACAACGTCGCCGACTTGACCGTTAACACTACTTACCGCACCGTTACCGCTACCGCCTGTAATTCTGTTGACATTGATTTCGTTATACGTTGGGAAAACTGAAATTTCTATATTTTCGACCGTTTCGAATTGGTCAATGTTTATTATGTCGCTCATTTTACGGTCGTGTTATGTCGTTAGTTACTGTAAAAATGCCTGAATACAAAGTCAAAATATCGTTATTTGCGTATTTTATTTGTAAGTCGTAAAGATAGTCGAACGCTTCAATGTCAAATGTTTGTTTGTTTATTTTAAACATTCCGCCAACCGCGTTTGTAATTGTCAAAGTCACGCTTTTTGCAATGTCGCCACCTGCGGTTTTTCTTAACTGCATTTTAAATTCACAACCTGTTAAATTATATATTGTGCCGTTAAGTTTAAAAATCATAGGAATTTCGTTAAAAGTGTCCCCGCGTTTTATTTTATAGTTTATTGTTTTGCACATTTTTTTTATTTTATTTCTTCAATTGTGATGCTTTTTATTTTTATTGTTGCCGTTCCTGATACATTTATTATCAAAGTTGCTTCCATATTTGGCGAAAACACAATTTTTCCCTGTTGCGGAATAAAACTAACGTCAGTATCATTTTTGCCTGTTTCTTCGCCTGAACGAGAGTAAATTATATTACCGTTAATAAGCAAATGTGTATTTTCGACAGATGCTTGAAATTTTGTTAAAATAACCTCATATTTACACAAACCCTCGTATCCTGTTTTGCTCGGCAAAGTATGGAACGCGCCGTTTTTTGTTTCCAAAGTTTGTTCGGTATCGTTGCCAAATTTTAATCCTGTTCCAAATTTTAACGTTGACCCGTTAAAACTTGTTAAAAAATACATTGTTATTTTGAATGAATTTCCGTCGTCACAATCAAAATATTTTGGTTTTAAATATACAGACCCTTTTGTTTGATTTTCGCCTATTGTTTTAAATACTTCGTTGTTTTGGTCGGCTATTATTGAACCGTCACTCGAATGAATATATATGTATCGACTATTCCAACCTAAAAAGTTTTTGTCTGAATTTGTCGGCGTTGAAATAAATGGTGCTAATGTTGGCATTTTTTATTTTTTTTTAGATTAATAATTAAGTTGAAATTGGGTTAATCATTAATTTTTTTTGAAAAGTGACAAATGCTTGCGTACTTGTATTACTATAAAATATAAAATAAGTACTGTTAGTATCATTAGTCATTGAAAATTTATAATTGTACGTTTGACCTACTGAATTTAAAATGTCTTCATAAAACGAAAATTCCCCACTTGTTGACGTACTAAAACGAATTGTTCCCGTTCTTATATTTCCGTCTTCGTCTGTTAACACATAATTAATAAAACCGCCGTTTATATCGTTATTTTTAACATTTAAAATTTCCTTATAGTTGTTTGGCGTTAATTCAACAAATGTGTCGGGGTTTGGGTTTGGGTTTGTAACAAATAACAATGAAGGGTCAATTTTATAAGTTGTTGTGCCAATTGAAATCGGCAAACTTCCTGTTGGTTGTGGCACCCCTGTGTATTCGGGTAACTCTGAAATTTTTTTGCTCATTTTTTTTAATATGTAAAAAAGTCCCCGACTTCGTTTTGTAAAATTTCGCTATTCTCAATTAACAAATAGTTTTCGGTAACTACATTATTTGTTTTTTTTATTTCGCTTGTTTTAAATTTATAATTTTTTTTTATAATTTCTTCCGACATTCTTTCGCTTGCCGTAAATTCCGTGTCGTAAAAAAAACCTTGACCCGTTGTCGTTATTAAATTTAAGTCCGTAATGTTATTGTCAAAAACTAATTTTGGTAACATATTCAAAGACAAATATAATTCCAACACAACGTCAAAAATTGTGCAACCCTCTTGAAATTGTTTAAATGCTTGCATTTGGGTATAAATTAAGTTTTCCGTCGGCTCCAAATTCAACGACAGGGTTGTCGACCTTATAGCCGTCATTTTCTAACTCTATTTTAACTTTTCGCGCTAACTGTTGCGCCCCGCCTGCTGATTTTATAAAATTGCCAATTCCCACGCCGTCCAACGGAAATTCTTTCCACCAACCAACAAAAGCGTTGCAAGTATCGATAACATGTTGTTGGTCGCTTTCAACGATTACAAAATCGCCATTGGCAAATAATAAATCGCCGTCGTTATCCAAACCAAAATCAAATCTTTTATTCATTTTTTCCGTGTCTTACGTTAACGTTTTCTATGTCTGCGCGTTGTGAAATTATTAAATTTCCTGCAATTGGCGTTGTTGTTGGCGATGTTGGCGAGCCTACCGCCGTAACTGTGTGCGTGTGTGTTCCAAAGGTAGTAATTATTTCGTTGACTTTATTTTCCAAATTGTTTAATTTTTGCGTCAATTCCGCTACTTTAACCAACCCGCCAAACTCCCCGCCCATAATATCAAACTGCATAATATCGGAAAAAGTAACAATAAAAGGCAACGTATATTTTGACATTAAAACGTAAACCATTGAACCGATTTCGGGCGTAACTACAAAACCGTCCGAAATTCCCGCCGTCAATAACGCGTCAAATGTCAAATTTGCGGTTCCTGTAATAGTTGTAACATTTGCCGTTCGTTTGCTTAAATCAACAGAATTGACGTTGCATTGATACAATTTAACTTCGTCCTGATTTCGCGTGCCTGCCAATTCCTGAATTGTTCTCGTTAAGTCTGCCATTTTATTTGATTTTATAGTCTAACTCTATTTTTTGACGAAATCCATTGACCCCACCCAAAGTGTCAACGGCTTTTATTTTATAAGTTCCGTTTTGTTCGGGCAAAAGTTTATTAATAATAATCGCATTGTCGCCAAAGTCAACCGCGGGCGTTCCAAATGTCGTGAAACTTCCTTTAAAACCTGTATAGTAATATTTTTCCAAACTTGTTTTTGCTAACTTTATTAAATCGTCCGTTGTTTTGGCTTCTAAAAAATGAAACGTTTTTCGCTCGCCGTCGACGTTTGCGTCGGCTTTTTCGCCTTTTTTTATTTCTTTACTTTGAAATTTTCCGGACCTATCAAACCACACTAAAACTTCAATTCGCGAATTGCGTGTTTTTGCGTTACCGTCTTTTGTCGTTTTTCCTGTTTTCTCTTCAATGTGATTTGACGCAACAGCCGACAAAACAATATCGTCTTTTCTGACATAGTTTAAATCTGACGAAATAATATTTTCCTGAAATTCAAAAGTTTTTGTTTTTGCTTCGGCTTCGATATAAACAATTGACCCGACGCGCAATTCCATACCTTTAATATAACAATGTAAAAACGCGTCTTTTCTTAATTTTTCCAAAAACTGCGCGACTGTCATATTATCGACAATTAACAATGAATTGTCCCAAGTTAATTTCGTTGATGTCAATTGATTAACAATTATACCCGTCCCTTTTAATACGTTTGTCAAAATGTCTTCTAAACTTACGCCCGAACCATAAGCCCCGTTTGTCATTGGCAACTGTTTTAATAAATACATGTTGTCCTCAACTTCAATTTCAATAGGTATTTTGGCGTTTATTTTAGTAATATAACCCTCAAAAATTGTTCGTTTTTCGGTTTGTTTTTCGTTCAAATTTTCGTCCCAATAAATATAAAACGCTTCGACTTTTATTTTGTCGCCACGCATTAACAAAGGCGAACCGTTAAACCCTGCAATATTTCTGTTTTTACCAAAAAAAGACAATTTTGTATTTGTGTTTAAATCGACAACGTCCATATTTTTTGGAAATACAATTGTCCCGTTTGTTGTCATATTTTCCCAACCGTCTCGAATTTCAAAACTATTGCAAAAGTCAAAGAAAAAAACTTTTTGTCTTTTAGTTACAACGCTGTCGGAATTTGTGTAATCCGTTTTTTGCGCTATTGTTATATGTGTTACAGGTTTTAACATTATGATATTATTTTCGCTTCAAATCGTTTGTCCGACATTGCGTTGATTGTAAAATACTGCGTTGAATATTCGCCCTCTGTTTGCCCGAAATTAAAATCTTTGATAACTATGTCCGTAATGTCTAAATTTTGCAAATACCAAGACGTTATTTCGAGCGGTTGCCCTGCTGACAAAATTATTTTTAATTGCCTTGTCAATTCTTTTGGGTTGACGTTATAGGAACCATTTAAACGCCCTGTTATTTGTATTTGGAAATCGTCCAATCCGATATATTCTTTGACCGTTCCGTCACGTCCCTGAATTTCGGTTGTTATTATTTTTTTGCTTTGCGAAACATTCAATAAAACGTCGTCGATGCGGAAATCGTCCCAAGTATCGGCGACGCCGTTTTCGCCTAATATAACCCCCGCATTAAAAATAATGTTTGAATATACAACCGTCCCAAGTTTTGAAACAAATTTTTGCAATGGTATGTCCTGCGCTCCGCCTTGCTCAATTACATAAGGCGAATTTTGCGCATTTTCTATTTTAATATTGTTAAGACCTGCAAAATTTGCAAGCCCATAAACCGCCGAATTTACGACGGTATTTAATATTAACGGGTTTTCTGTTTTTTTCGGTACTCTAAAATTTTCCATTTTTTCTAATTTCCTGCTATTAATTGGCTGTCATTTAGCGCGCTTGTTAACGCCTGTAAAACTTTGTCTTTTACAGCGGTTGTGCTTTCCTGAATGTTTGTTGTTTGTATTTTGAAATCGTTTATAAGGTTCCCGATTGTTACGTTTACCGTTACAACCTTGGTTCCTGAAACTCCCGCGGTTCCTTTTGTTTTTGTTGGCAATAACGTATTATCGGTGTTTGTTGTTTTTTTTAATTTTGACATATTGGAAGACGCGTTTAACTCTTCTTTTTTATCTACTGAAACTGTTATTTTTTTGTCTTTAATACCTAAAAGTTCTTTTACTTTATTGTAGACCCGCATAATTTTTTCAAAAATTGGATTTATAACATTATCGTACAAAGATTTTAACGCCGACCCTATTCCTTTTAAAATAGTCCACACAAACTCAAAACCTGATTTAATTATCCAAATTATACCTAACTTTTCTAAAATTACATAAATAGTATGAAAAACATCAATAACTCCTGCCACAAAGTTAAAAGTATATTCGTAAAGATAGCCAAACGCGGTTATCAAACCCCCGATTGCATCTCTAATAAACTCTAAAATACTTCCACCCTCTGAACTAAATTGACTTAAAGAGTCGTAAACATTACGAACCGAAGAAACTATTTTGTCAAATAATTCCCTTATTGGATTTATTAAAGGTTTAAAAAAATTTACCATAGCATCAAAATAAACGCCTATGTTATTTTTAGCACTTGAAATCATATCGTTAATAAAACCTAATGCGCCGTCAACATAGGGTTTTATTTTTTGAAATATTTCAACAAAAGACTGAAATAATGCGTCCCCAACGTTTGAAATTCGAACGCTCGTATTATTTGCCATATTTTCTAAACCGTTGTAATAAATCCCGCCTTTTTCGTGCGCTTTTTGCAATGCCATTGTTAACATGTCGTAAGAAACACCCATTTCTTTAATCTTTGAAATTGGTTGCCCTGTTGCTTCCGATAATACCTTATAAATATTAATTCCCGCCGTAGCAAATTGCTTAATATCTTCAGAATTTGCTTTTCCTGTATTGCTAATTGCTTGCATATTTATAACCATTCTTTGCAATTCAACGTCCCCGCCACCTGTTGCCGAAATTGCGTTGGCTAAATTTAAAACGTCCGCCCTTGCTTTGTCTGCGCTTACGCCTGCGCTAATTAACGCTTTGTTTGCGCTTAACAAACCCTCAAATGCAAAAGGCGTTTTTGTTGCGTCCTGCATTGTGTTTTGTATAACTCGGGTTGCTTCGCCTGCGTCTCCTAATAATGTAGTTAACCCTGTTGTTGCATTTTCAACGGTTGTTCCTGCGCTTACAACTGATTTGACAAAATTTGTAATTGCATAAACAGAAAAAGCCCCCGCAACTGCGGTTCCTAAATTTGCCATTGTGCCGTTGAGCATATTTGCGTTATCGTTCATTCCCTGCAACTTGCCCGATAACATATCGTTTGCCGTTACTGTGTACCTGATTTGATTATCCATTCAATTAATTGTTATATTGTCCCGTTTGTTTTAATGCGTATTGTAATTGACCCCAATTTTTAGCCAATTCGTCGTCCGACATATTTTCTACGTCTAACGTAAAATGCGAAAAGTAGCGAAGTAACGCAATCATTCTCGTTTCTTCGCTACTTTGTTCGCTAATAGTGTAATCGTCTATTTTTTTTTAAAAGTATTTACAGCCATTTCGACTGTTTTAAATGCTTCCATTGTTGCGCCCAAATAGTATTTGTCATCTGTTAAAAAACGTTTGTCGCTTTCCTCTTCAATAAAAATACTGTCGAATAATTCCGCCGATGCCGTAACAGGTGCGGTCATTGCCTTATCCATAACACGAAGTTTAACCATTCGGGACGGTTCTTTTATAAACCCGATAATGTCCTCGCCTGTCTCTTCGTCGTGAAATACGATTGGCAAAACTTTACAATTCATTTTGACGCTCAACGCGTCGGCTTTTTTTTGCGTTTCCATAATTTATTAATTTAGTGAATTAAACCCGCCAATTAAGACGGGTTTTTATTTATATTTTAATTATCGGCTTATTTGTCCGATAACTAACGGCAAAGTTACCAAAAGTTTTGTGTCTCCCTGCGATGCTGTTAATCCCTCTTCGGTAAATTCACACATAGACAATACGTCTTCCGTAACCAAAAGACCTGCGCCACTTTCAAAAAGTACGTGAATTTTAAAAGGCGGTATTTGCATAAGGTCGTTATTTGGTGCGCTTGCGATTATTCGTTTTAATTCGTCCGAATATATTTCGATGCTCCCCTCGTATTCCTTATTGCCGTAACCGCGTGAGATTGGTTCGTAACCTGCCCCGTATTGGTTTTCCTTTTTTTGTTTTATTTTATATTCGATTTTTGTAATTCCCACAACAGGAACCCCGAATAAAATAACTTTAACGTTTGCCCAACTGTAATTGATGCCGTTTATTAATGGTGTTGCCATAATTATAATGATGTTTTAAATCCGATGTTAACAACTATATTTCTCGCAACTCCTATCGGAACAATGTTTATTGCGACAATTACTTTTGAAGTACTTGCAACGTTTTGGTTTGGGTCAATTGTCACGCTAATTGCGGACGCTTCACCACTTCTTACCATTTCGTCAGTAATAACCGTCGCCTGTCCTGTTAAAAACGCAACAGTACTATTTGCCAACGTTCCGTTTGCGTTCAATAATAAAGGACTATTTAAAGACGGTGTCAACGCTTCGTCAACGCCCCTGATTGCTTTGTCAATCGTTCTGTTGTTTTCAATATATGCGTAATCGCTTGACGGCGTAATTACGGTATGACTATCGTTATGGAATGAACCCGATTTGTTCGGGAATTTTCTCAAAAATATGTAACGTTTTAAATCAATTGCGTCTAATAGTGTTGAAGTAACAGACGCGTCCGAAAATTTAACCCCGTTCGCAAAAGCGATTGTGTCTAATTCAATCCCGTTTGACATATCAAACTGCGCAACCCAACCAATATTCGTACTAACAGAAGCCAAAGAAACCGCTCCAAGCGTTGCGCCTAAAGTAGTAACCGACTTTCCTGTCGCGTACCAAATCGCGTTACCTTGTCCCGCTCCGTCCTGACCTACAACGACAGAAACTTTGTTGTTTGAAAATGTTGCCAAGTCCGTTAATGTCGAAATATTTGTAACCGCCTGAATATTCCCCGCGTAAATAACCGATAACGGCATTTTTTGCGCGTCCAATAAATCGCAAACGCCTTGAATTGCTGTTGTGTCTGAAACTGTTAACGCTTTGCTATCAACAAAAATTCCAAGTTGACGCATTGCCCCGTTAGTAAACAATTGAAAGTCCTGAACTTCCGCGTAAGTGTACGTTGACGGTACGGCTTGAAAATTTAACCAAAGAAAACCTTTTGGCGAAATTCTGAAAAACTCCGAAATATGATAGTACCAAGTTGCCTGTAATGATGCAACGCCCCCCGAAAATGGTGTCGTCAAACTTCCTGCAATGGTTCCCGTGATTGTAGCGGTCAAAAGTCCTGAACCATTTGCATAAACTCCAAGTCCTTTTCTCGCTTTTACTGTAAACGCTCCCGCGCTTCCAATTGTTGCGCTGTAACCGTGTACAAAAGTCCCTGCATTAATTGCGTTAACAATTCCTGTTGCAACTAATAAAGGCGTTGTGTCGGTTGCTATTTTAACATAAGTACCTAAAACAACGGTTTTGTTTTCAGGTTCTAAATAGTTAATTCTTATGCTATCCCCTGTCGCTCCTATTGCTGAAACGGTATAAACCCCCGTTGCTTGCGTTTCGTCTGCGTATGTTTTACCAATTCCCAACGCCACAGCGTCGGCAACTGAAAATATTTGTTTTATTCTGTTTGTACTTGAAAAGCCACTTGGTAACGTGTTAGTATAAAACAAAAGACCGCTAATGTAGTCTTTGCCTGCTAATGGTCTCCCAAGTCCGCCCTTTCCTTTTACAAAACTAATGTTGTTTAAAGCCATTTTTTTTGTTGGTTTAAGATTGTGAAATAGTTAAGAAAAACCGCCTTATCTTAAAGGCGGTCAACTTAACATTATTTTTTAACTATGCGTTAAAGTTTGCAAGTGTTTTAGTTGTGTAAATTACAAACTCGCTTGGTTTTGCAATTCCAACCCCCATTTTTGCAACGGCTTTGTAGAACCATAATTGCGCATAAGAAACGTAACGGTCAATGATAAATGAAAGGTTATCCAAAGACGTAACCGCCAATTGAATGTTTGACGTCACTTGTGAAGTCGCTTCACAAAAATAGAAAGTGTTTTCAGGCAAACCTGCTGTCACTTCTACTGTGTAACCTTTGTATTTGTTTAAACCCGCTTCGGTTGTGTCGTTGTTTTTAAATGACGTATTTGTTAATGCGTCTTCGTATTTCTGTGCGTCCTCAACTGACATAATAAATTTTAATTTTTTATATCTGTCCGCTTGTGACAATAACGCTTTTGGCATTAAATTTTTAGCCAATTCCATTTTTGCAATAATGTTTGCACTTGTTAACGCAACAGGTGTTGGAACTTGCAACGCGGGTGTTGTAGCGTTTAACGCTTGTTTAATTAAACCGTCAAAATGTTTGATTGAATAATTTACCGATGCTGTTGTACTTGCTGACGTTGTGTAAGAAGTCGACCCCTCATGTATCATTCTTTCAACAGGTGCGAAAGCTTTTGCAGTGTAATATGAACCTAAATAATTCACAAACGTTGCAGGCAATGAACGTGACAAAATTTTGTCCGCTAATTCTGTTTGGTGCCAATGGTTTTCGAAAATTGACGGGTCAAATTTTTCGAACGCTTCAAACGCTCCCAAAGTAATCGTTCTATTTGATAAAACGGTCGTGTCGTTATCAACGGGCATTTCAGTACGTGGGTTCAAAACCACGTTTGCCGTCAATACAGGAAATGTATATTGGTCGTTTTTAACTCCTTGCGCTACATACGCCAAACCTTTGTTAATTGTGTCTAAACCGATAACGGCTTCCGTAATGAAAAACCCTTTTTCAAATTGGGTAAAATTCGATGTTGTACTTAATGACATATTCTTTTATTTTTTGTTTTTGTTGTTAATTTGTTTTAATTCAAAAGACATAAAGTCTTCGCCGTTTTTAAATTGCGTTTCGTTTGTGTTGTTTTCTAATGCATTTTCGATTTTATTTGCTTGTACGTTCAAAGGCAAATTTTCGATTATTGCTTTTGTTCCGTCAAAATCCGCTTTTGCAAGGTTAACCCACATTTTAACATTTTCTTCTTCGTCTTTGATACGTCCTAATTTAGCGAAATTTGTAACCATATCCATTGCCTCTTTTTCCTGTGACATTTCTTTTTCGGTTTCTATTTCGATAATCATTGCGTCGCATTTTTCTTTTAATGCTGTCAATTGCGTTTCCATATCCGCGATTGTTTGTTTCATTGTTTCAATTTCGGCGTTTTTTGCGCTTTCCATTTGCTCGATTGCGTTTAAGATACTCTCTTCGTTCGCTTCGGCATTAATTCCAAGTTTGTTTGTAACTTTTAACATACTTTTTTTTGTGTTAATTATTGGTTTTAATATTTTATTTGTAATCCTATTCGCTTGCGTAAATATATCGGCGTAATTCGTTGCCGTTATCGTTTCGGCTTTTGCCGTTTTTTCAATTTCTGTTGCAAAACCCATTTTTAAACATTCGGTCGCATTTATCCAACTTGTCGCGTCCATTAATTTTGAAACCTGCTCCGTTGTTAACCCGCTTTTTGCGGTTAACATTGTAACTAAACTTTCCTGCATTAATTCCAAAACCTTTTCGTCGTTGCCCCCGCTTGGTTTGTGTATCATTAACAAACTGTAATCCATTGCAACGCGGTTTCGTCCGCACATAAAAATAACGCCCGCAATACTTGCGCAAATTCCAACGTTGAACGTGTCAACAGGTGTTTTGGTTTTTAATATTGCCGATGCAATAGAATAACCGTCCATAACAACGCCCCCAATTGAATTAATCCAAATTTGTATGCGTTTTTTTCCTAACGTATCCAAATATAACAATTCTTTTTGAAACAACGCCCCGTCAATACCCATTCCCTCGTCTTCGTCAAAGCCGATGTGGGTATTGATTAACATAATTGGTTCGTCGATATTTTCGTCTATGCAATAAATCATAATACAAATGTATAAAATTTTTATTTTAATTTAGATAAATTCTAAATTGTGCAATACTTATTTTTTGTCCTTAAAATAGACTGTTAACGCTTCGTTTATTATTTTGCTCGTGCTTATTTTACGCGTATTTGTTGTTTCCTTTAATTTTTTAAAATTTAAAGGGCTTGGATACGCTGTTACTCGCCTTTGCTTTGAAACGCTCACTTTTTTACAATTTCATTATTCTCAAACGTACAACATACGGTTGCATGTTTTTATTGGTTCCGCTTTCGCCGACTGTTGCAACTCTATTTGACTGTCCTTGACCAATAAAAAAACCTGACGAATTATTTACACCGACATTTAGTCCCGTACCGTTAGACGGAACTCTCGTCATTACGGGGTACCTTGGGTCTTCTAATGCGTATTCGTGGTCGTGTTGAACTATTACCGCGTCCTTATATCCGTCTGTTGCTCCTAAAGTTGGATAACTTGACCCATAACCAACAACAACCAATCCGTTGTCGTTTGGTGTCAAACCTGCGTAACCGTTCATAATTGCCCAACCTGCGCGCTCCAAACGTCCAATTCCGTTTGCGTCAAAATTAGTTGCTAAATACGTTGCGTCGCAAACAACCTCTTTTGTGTCGCCTTTTAACCAATTATTTACCAAAATAAAATCTTTAAATTCGGGCAAACCGCTTGACGAAATTGTATTTTCAACAACTATTTTTCTAATATTATGAACGTTTCTATTAACTCCGTCCGTAAATTGTACGGGGTCGGCATTTGTTAAATATTGTGTTGTTTCAATTCGGGCGTATGCTTTTTGTAAACCCGTCAACGTAAACGTTGCGCCGTCAAAATTAAATATTTCGTTATTATAATACAAAACCCCTGCCGATATTGTATGTATTGGCGCAACAGTTGAATTTTTGCAACCCGACAAAATATATATTGTATTTGGGTCGGGCGTTGGAATTAAATTTGTAATCAAACCCGAAATTGTTTCTTTGTGCGCGTCCTGTAAAAATTGCAATGTTCCCGCCTTTATAGGCATTGCATTTGAACTGCTAATATTTGAAATATTTAAAATTTTCATTTGTTAATATGTTTGTATTTTATAGATTAAACCTGCGTTGATGTATTTGTCTGCAAACGCCCTGACAATTGACGTTTTTATTTCGTTTGTTGCTCCAAGCGTGTTAAATAATGTAATCGGAACGTTTATTGTTAAATTGTATTGTGTTGCAAAAGTGTACGAATTAATGACAAATTGGTCGCTACCGTCTGAACGTACCGACGTGCTTTCAAATTCATTAATACCAACACGAAAAACAGGCAATTCAATAAAATTATTTGTTGATATATAAATGTCGCTTATTCCGACGCTTGGTTGTCTAAAAGTTGAACCAAACCAAGTATTTAACGCATATTCCAAATTTAATTTTTCGCCCGTAATTGACAAACGAAAATCGGAACCTAAAAAGTTTTCAGAAACCAAACGCCATTTGTTTATGTTTGTCGGTCGTCCTGAATTGTTATTTACAATACTTTGAAAAATACTTTTACCATATTTTATAAAATCATTTTTTTGATATACTGTTGATACAGACCAATTTGGTATAATATTATAATTTTTATATATATTAAACAACAAATTGTGATTGTTCGCAATACCCAAAGCCAAGGCAATGTTAAACGCAAGCGTTTTATTAGTTCTTTTGTCAGGAACTAAAAGATTTTCAATTGCTGTATTATAATTAACGTCGTACATTAAATCGCTATAAATGTTAATTTGTCAGTAAACGTGTTCCCTGTTGTTGTTTCTCCCACTATATAACCCGATACCGTTGGAAATAACCTTGAAATAACCGTATTGTTTTGAATTAAAAATGTTCCGTTAACAAATGATGTTGCGTCGCTTCGCATTTTAATATTTTTCAATAAAACGTCATTAACTCCAACAACATTTCTGATTGCCAATTCAATGTCAGAAACTTTTAAGACGCCATTAAAAGACAGTCTCGACAAAAACGCATTTATTGCGTCAATAACTGTTGTCGAAATAACGTTGCTATATTGACCGTCGTAATAAACTTCTGCGTCAATAAATAATTTATCGGACGCTAACGATTGACAATTGTAACTTACCCCGACAATACCTATGTTATTAATGTAAGATTGCAACGAACTCAATTCCGTTGAGGTTAACGCCGTTGGCGGTTCGCTTTTCGCTACTTTTATAATAACTTGGTTTGCTATTGTTGTGACAACTGCGCAACGCGTAATCAAACGCAACGACGTATCTGTTACAGGATATGCAGGCGCAAAATTGACTAATTGTACAATTTGCGGGTTTGTTGCTGAATATTGAAACTCAAAAACTTTTGCGTTTAACCAACTCGCTGTCGCGGGTATTGCCTTACTGATTTTTAAGTCGTTTTCTGCTGTAAAAACGTCGATAATTTGCTCCAACAATAGAATTGCCGACGCCTGTACAAATGTAAACAAACGCCAAATTGCGCGCCTGCTCGTGCTGTTTGCTTCTACCAATTCAGGCGTTGCCTGTATGTCTGCGATTATTCCCGCTTGTATTTGTTCAATTGTCCTTGCCATTATTTATTAATTTGTAACGCCGTTGGCGGTGTTGTTAATATGTCCGCATTTACGTTCGTGTCGTCTACATAATGCGTTTTAAAATCTATTTCGTAATGATAAACGTTTGAATGTTGAAAGTCTTGTTTTTCGCTTATTTTTACCATTGCCCCTGCGGTTGTTGGTTTAAATAGTGATAATTTTCTAACTACCAAGTCGCGCAATGCAAAGATAACTAAATTTTCGTCGATGTTTGTTCCATTGTAAAAATCTTGTCCGATATGTATTTTAACATTTATGTCGCTCGCTTGGTACCTGTTGCCTAATTGCTCGAACGCGTCCGCGTTAACCTCAACAAATGCGCACGGCATAGGAAACGAATATATTTCGCCGTTTTCTATATATTCAAATTGATTGTTCCAAATTGTTACCAACTTTAATTCAGGAATTGTGCGAAGTTGCGCGACAATTTCATTTATTACGTTTACCATATTTGAATAATTTTTTCGTTTATTTTATTTAAAATCTTTTTGTTTAATTTTTCAGTCATTCCAACGAATTGTCTTTGCGGAATTTTTGACGTTCCGTCGTTGTGATAACTTGCGTACTCATTATCCACTATCAAAGTATAACTTAATTCGCTGTTTTTTATCCCGTTGCTGACTGAATTTGCAACGTCTTTTCGCAAACGACCTGAACCCTTACCCTGTAATATTGCGCGCGTTCTTTTGCCTTTGTCTTTATTTCCTGCGTATGCTTTCGTCCCTGCGATACGTCGTTGAACTTCTTTCCATTTTTTACCGTTAAAACCTTGCTCCCTGAAATTGTTTAAAAATTCATTTTTAGCAATGTTTGCAATTGCCAACGACAAACCTTTTTCGGCTTGTTGCAATCTTATTTGTACGCGTCGGAAATCAAATTGGCTTGCCATTGTATTAATTGTCTTTTGTCGGTTCGAAAACGATGTCGTTTTTTTGGTCTTTTAATGGTTTTTTGTGTTTGTTTTCGCCCGATGTTATTTCTTCGGGTATTCCGTCAGGGAACGCGTCACAACCGCCGTCGCCCGTAAATCTTCGAAAATGTTTGCATTTAAAACAAACCAAGTCTATTGCTTCCATAATATTTATTTTTTAAAGTATTTATCAATTATTTTTCCAACTTCTGTTGCATATTTTGACGGGTTTGTTTTCAATTTATACTCCGTAAAACCCTCTGCCAAAAATTCGTTTACGTCTGTCCTTGCATAATCGCCTAAATATATTTTATTTAACGTTGCGGTGTCTTTTATTGACGCCAATTTATTAACCTCAACGTTATATGCTGTTTTCAAACTTTTCATTTCTTCCCAAAAATCTTTGTATCCAACAAATTCAGTTCTTAAACCCGTTACCGAAATAACGTGACCAAATTCGTGTGTTAATGTTGACAAATTTAATTTATCAATGTCGACTTTTGATTTTGCATAACCTGAAAAACCCGACTGCGTTATTTTTATACGGTCTTCAATACCCCTCGACGCGTCAAACCTACTTCCAAAATTCATTCTTTCAAGTCTTCCGTCGTAAAAATAATTTACGCGTCCATACGCACCGCCTGACGATTGAAATTTAATTTCAGGAACTGAATTTTTATTGAAAGTGATGTTATATTCTTTTGTTAAGTTAAATAAATGTTCGCTTCTTTGGTTTAAATCCGCCAAAGTCAAATCTTTTGAAACTCCAACCGATTTTCCTTTTATGCCTAAATTTTCCTCAAATATACTTAAAACATTTGTTCTCGCTTCCGATATTGTTTTCGCGGGCGTAAATACACTTTCAAGTTGTGGAATTGGCAACCCAAAATTTTCTTTTGCAAATTCCCTGTCGGCTTTCGGGACGTCAAAATACGGGTGTTCTTTGTTGTAAATTAGTCTGTCTTTTCCGCTGTTGCCCTCAAATAACGGGTGCCTTAATTTTGAAATTTCCGCTGTTGCTTTGTCGGCGTTTTCTTTTGATGTTATACCCACTTGCGTTGCGTCTGTTTTGTCAAACTGTATAACTGTGCAACGGCAATTGAAATGGTTTAACGGTGTGTTTATATTCCAAAACTTGTCACTAACAGGCAAACAAACCCCGTCTAATGGTTTGCAAATATCCGACGTGTTTTTGTCAATTACTGCGCTATATTGTAAATATGGTAATTCCGATTTTTGCGCTTCGATTTGCTCCCAACGTACCGCGCTTTGCGCTTGCCCTATTGCTGTGCTGTATTCCGTTTCTAACCAATTTTTATTATATTGGTTGTAAATCGCCAACGCTTCGTCCCTGAAATTTTTAAAAGACTTTATATTGTCGTTTTGCCCTAATAAACTAATGTCCTGAATTTGTTGGTAAACCTTTGCACCCGAAAACATATAAATGTTTTCTTTTAATTCATTTAAAAGACTTTTACTTGGCGAACCCTCAACGCTCCCCAACGCCGACAACAACTTTTGCGAAATTGCATTGTATAAATTAACAGGTAAATCGCGGGTCGTAATTGTCCCGTCGTAAACTCCCTCAATTAATGCGTCGATTTGTTGTTGCGTAAAATTCATTATTTATATAAACTTTCAAGTCTATTTTTAACGCTTTGACTTGGTGCGGGGCTTGACGCAACCGCGGGCAAATCAAATAGTTTAATTCCTGTTTGCTCTTCAAAATAATCTTTTGATATTTGTAAACCTGCCTGTTTGATTTTTACAGCCAATTCAACAATATTATTGTTGGTCTCTATTTGTTCGCTGTCGTTCTTAAATTCAAACGTTACGTCTTCGGGAATTGCAAAACCTAAATTTCGAAGTCTCGGCAATAGTTCGCAATTGATTACGTCCGTAATAAATACGCCGTCCTTTGTTTGTTTGTCTTCTAACGCTTGCGCTGTTGGGCTTTCCTCGCCCTGACTTGCTCCAATTTTTCCCGACGTGCTGTCTAATGCGTCCGCGTGTCCTAAAATCAATTTTGAAATTTTCTTTTCGATACGGCTTTCCAAATCGGCGTAACCTTTGTAACCCGTCCCTCCTAACGAACTGTCTAAAAATTCGATTGTGTCGTCCTGCGCGTCAAGTATTGCGTAACCTGCCGACCCCATATTTGCGACGGCGTCCTCGAATGTATCTCGCTCAATTCCTTGGGTTTTGTTTGTTTTCCCTATTCGGTAAGGTTGTGAATAAAGTTCCACAAAATCGCCATTATAACCTAATAGGTTGCGCAAAAAGATTTCGTACAATGCAACTGAATAAAGTAAACCAAAACCGCATTTTGACGACCCGATGTCGTTAACTGTTTTTATATAAACGTGCCAATTTTTAAACTCGTCCGCTTCAAAACTTACGCCGTTAACGTCGTAAGGAACTGACGAAACGACCTTGCGGTCGGGCGAAATATTCCAACGTTTAATAACTTCGATGTCCTCAAACTTTCCGTCTTTGATGTCGCCTAAACTTATCAATGTATAACCGAAAAAAATTGTATCTAACGAAAACGACATGAATTTGTTGAACCAAGCCGAATTTAATATTTTTTCAACGTCTTCGTTTGGCGTTCCGTCGGCGTTTAATATTTGCCAATCGCGTAACAATGTCAAATCTTTTCGTCGCTCGATACATGCCGAAACATGACCGTTCAAAATTGTATCTACAAAAGTTTCCTGCATTTTTACCCTAAATGGAACGTATGCGCGTTCTGCCTCTTCGATACCCTCGCGCCAAGTTAACGTATCCTGTTTGATACGTTGCAACTGTAACGGCATTACTTTTGAACCTAAATTTTTATTGTTACTTTCCTGCGGTTGGAATATGCTTTGATAATTAAAAAGATTTTTAAAACCTTTAATTGATTTGTCAATTACTCCCATTTTTAGTATTGGTTTACATTTTTAGTATTTCCGCCGTATCTTATACGGTTGCCCTGCGCGGGTGTTATTGGTTCTATTTTAGGCGTTACGTCTCCAAATGCGCACATTTTTAGCCAAGCGATAGCGTTTTCGTATCGTGTTTGTCTTAATTCAGGAATGTTGCGCGGTGCGATACGGCTATGTAAATGAAACAACGAAATATCGATAATGTAAGCCAACAACTGCGGGTCTCTGTCTTCGCCTGTTTTTAACAGTTCCGCGTCGAAATCGTATTTTTGTATTAAATACGAACGCGCTTCGGCTTCCGCTAATAATCCCGCGTTTTCTCTAATCGCTTCGTTGTTATTTATAATTTGTTGCAAATTGACGTCCTGTATTTGCATTATGTAATCGTCACAAGTTAAATAAGCCATTTTAAATATTTTAGGTTTTTAATACCCTGATTTTGCTTTGTTTCTACCTATTGAAATAACAGACTTTCGACCGCCCCTCAAATAGTTTTGATATTCGTTTGCAAATGCAACCGTAATGAAATAACGTTTTGCGTCGCTACAATGTCCGAACTCTTCAAACGTTACTTTTGTTGTTGGGTTAGTTTTCTTTGACTTCTTAATCGTTCCGTCGCTGTCTTCCAACGCATATTGATAGTCAAATAAACTTTTTTTGCATTTGTCATTTACAAAGATAACTATATTTTCAAAACTATTTCGATAAATTTCGTTGATAAAACTTCCTGATTGAACGACGCTTGGGTTAACGCTTTGCATACGTAAGCGCGGTAAATATGCCGACAAATTTTGTTGTATTTTAGTGTAAAAGTTTTCTCCTTTTGCCAACTTTGTGTCTTCTTTTATACTTGTGCGGTCGCCATATAAAAACAAACCTTTGACCCTGTCGACGGGGTAACGCTGTTTAAATTCGTTGCAGGCGTCCAAAACTCTATTGCGCGGGTCGGGCAAACATATTTCGTCGATTTGCGTTGCGACCTTGCCGTCGATTTGCCAAACCAAACAGGTTATATGCGGGTTTACGTTTTCGTCCCAAGTCAAATGAATTGGCAAATTTTCGTCCCAACCTTTTGTCGTTACGTGTTTGTCGGTTTGAAAGTCTTTCCAAAATTCCCCGCCTGTTCGAAGTTTCCCCCAATTGCCTAAACCGTAAATTTGATAATAATTGAAATCATTTATTTTATCCTTTTCAAAATCATTGATTACGTGCGTATCTACAAACCCGCCAATTTGTTGTCCGTCGTCGTTCCATTCGCCAACAATATATTTGTTGTCTAAATAATTTGTTTTTAAAATTATCGTGTCTCCTGCGTTGTTTATTTGCGTTTGGCAAATATCGCTTTCGATGTCTGTTAAAATTTCCTTATCGAAAATGTTTTCTTTTATCCAATGTTGCTCGCTTATCGGGTTAAATATTCCGATTATTTGTTGACCGACGCGACCCCTCAAACGTTTTTTGATTTGCTTAAAATCCAATTCGTCAAACTGTGAAATCTCTTCCATAACAACCCGTTTGAATTGTGAAATTCCTTTGACCTTTTCGCTGTCGTCCAATCCACGGAAACGAACAAACGAACCCGTCGGGACGCAAACAATATAGTTTTGTTGAATAATAAAAAACTCATTCAAACCCCAATCGGAAATGATGCCTTTAAAATCGGCAAAGATACTGTCGCGAATATCCGACGCGTATTTCCGTAAAATCAACGCGTTTTCGTCTTTGCCTGATAACATAAGGACGATTTGAAGTTGAACGACCGAATAAGTTTTGGAACTTGACGAACCGCCGTAAACCCATATAAAACGGAAATTGGCGTCACTAAAATATTTTAGTAAATGCCAATATAAATTGTTAAATAATTTAGGGTTAAAATCTATCTTATCCATTCGCTGTTATCGTCTCCCGTGTCGTCGTCTTCGTCGTCGCCGTAACCAATTCGCAATGTCTTTTGTGTGATTTCCTGTTTAATTTCCTGAACGTTTATTGTTTTGCCCTCGAGACGGTCGATAATTTCTTTGTAACTATATAAATCGCCGTCGATTGCTTTTGCAACTTGCTTAAGGTGTATTTGTTCGGCAACCGTTAAATTTTCGGTCGCGTTGGTTATTGGGTTAACGGCTTTGGTTGTCAGATTTAAATATTTTTGCAAAATTGTTTTGGAACCAAGCGCGCCAACAGGTCGTCCCTTTGGGTTCCCTGATTGTCCTTTTTTGAATTGGTGTTTTTCGATGTCCTGTTTTGCCATTGTTGTTGTTTTTGTGCTGTAAAATATAAAGTTAATTCATTTTTGACGGCAAAATCAAAAATCCTGTTTTTTCGTATCGGCTTATAAATTTTGTCAATACAACGTACGATATATCCAAGTCCATTGCGATTGATTTTAAACCGTTCAATTTATGAATTAAATAGTATTCAAGTATTAATATTTTTTGTTTTTGTGTTGTATTTATTCGTCCCATAATTTTATTTTTTTACTTTTCGCAATACCCTTGTTTTTGCGTCTATTGTAACCCAAGCGAACCCGTTTTGCAATTTTATTTTTTCATTTTCTTTTGCTTCTTTTAAAACGACGGTCGCTTTTCGCTTCAATCGTTTTTCAGTTTCGAAAATTGTTTCGATTATTGGGTCGGGTTGCTTGTTTTCCATTTTACAAATTTACAAACCTTTTGTGTTAAAACAAGCGTTGTAAAATTCTTGTGCGGTTCCGTTGAATTTACTATCGAACGCCGACAGTATTAAATCTTTTTCGCGTTGTTCAAATACTTTTGCCAAACTAATAGCAACGTGAAACGCTCCATTTCGCGCCAAGTCTGTTTCGTCGGCTTCGGCTGTTGGAACTATATTTTTTGTCAATTCGTCGATTAACATTTCGATTGATGTCTTCATAAATTTTTTATTATTATTATTAATGCTGTTAATATAACAAATACACAAACCCACGCGAAAACCTCAACAATTAAATTTATTTTTTTCGGTTTCATAATTTATTTTTTTTCATTTTTGTGTTCGTCCATTAACCTGTTAAATTCCGCGACTGCGTCGTCGAGTACTTTTTTAAAATCCATAAACTCAAAAACCCTGCCGTCGTCGGTGTTGTTTTTTATTTTTATGATATTGTGATATTTTCGGCTTTTGATTACTTTTATATCCAACGGGTCGAGCGGTAAAACATTCAACTCGCCGTCTTCGGGGTTAATTACAACCAATTCAAAAGCGTTTGTCTTCCCTGTTGGTATTTTTTTATAGTGCATAACAGCAAAAGGTATTTTTGCGTCGATAAGTCTTTCTATTCTTTGCATTTTAATTGTATTGTGATTATTAAATTTCCCTCCTGCGCTTCTAAATTATCAATACCAAGGGTTGACATTGCCTTTTCTAATTTAATAAAATACGGCGGTTGCTTGCGTTTTAATATTGATAAATTTGCGGGCGTATAGTTTAACACGTTAGACAATTCGTTTTGTGTCCTGCGTGACTTATAAAAAAGCTCTTTAAATAGCCCCATTGAATAAGGTTTTAATTATTTTTTGAAACAAATTCAATTCCTTTACGGGTTGAGGTTTTTCCTCTTCAAATGTACCGACGTGTTTTTGTATTATTGTTTCCTTTTTATTTGCCGACAATTCGTTTGCAAAGTTTAAAACTTCCAAGGTCATTTCGTCTGTAAACTTTTTTAATAAAACATAATTCGACGCCCCTCGGTTTCCGTTGTTTTTTATAATTTCAAGTTTTAGCAATGACCTTATAAAATTTTTATTCAATTTTAAATCTTTTCGCATTTGTGTTAAATTAACTTGCGGGTTTACTTCGACGCAAAATAAAATAATTTTTAAAGCGCTTTCGTACTTTTCAATTTTTTGTTTACTGTTCATTTTTTATTTTTTTAAGTTAATAATTTTGTCAAATATATAGTTTTTCAGTAAAACAATAATTTTTTTATTTATTTTTTTACTTACGTTCAAAAAAAGGATATAACAAATTAAATTTACCGACATAAAATTCGTCGTTATCGATGTATTTTATTTCAATATACCAAACGTTATTTTTTACAAAAATACCCGACAAATAACATTCGCGTCCGTTATTGTCTTTTTTGATTTCCGCAAATTCGGGAACCTCTATTGTACCGTGCCAACGGCAACCCGCCCGCAATTTATTTTTATTGTTCATTTTTCAAAATCTTTGTCAATTCCTTATATTTTATTTTTAAAACTTCAATTTCAGGAACCGACAATTTTGTCACGGTGTTTCGGCTGTCGTTTAATTTCAATAAATTGTCGTTCCCGATGCGGTCGCCCAACCTCAACGAATATTCATTTATATTGCCGTGCCTGTGTTGATTACATTCGACGCATTGCCCATGTACGTTGTACACGTTAAATCTTAAATTCGGGTACTTCCCGACGCTGTAAAAATGTCCCGCGTCAAATTTGGCGTTTAATAATTTCCCGCATGAAACGCAACCTTTGTATTTGTCCCGCTCCCTAATGTAAGTATTGAAAACTTTTTGCAATTCCTGTAAATGGTCTTTGTGGGTTTTCAATTTTTCTTTTAAAACTTTGCGTTCCTGTTTGGCTTTATTTTCTTTCAGTTTGTTTGTGTATGCTTTGGCGCAATCGTAACCGCAAACGCCCTGCAATTGACGTGCGGGCGTGAATATTGTTTGGCAAATTTTGCACCTGCGGGGGTTTATTTTATTTTCCATTTTATTTTTAGTTATTTTTTTTATTGTTAAAAAAACGCCTAACAACGTAACCGCGCAAAATACTAACTATAAAAAAAACTAATGTAATAATCAAATTTTGATTAAAAGAAACGGGAATATTTAACAATGGGTACAATATTAATTGTATTAAAATCGATGTGATTAAACCGATTAACGTTTGTGCAATCGTTTCTATTATTGAATTTTTTTTGCTTTGTTTCATTTTTTTAATCAAATTGTAAAGTTAAATTTTCGTTCGGTTCGGGAATATCAACGCCGAAATATTCGTTTGTAAATTGCCTGATTTCGGCAACAAAGTCCATAAATTGCGACGTCGACAATTCCGTCGTTGACTTAACCCGCTCGACAACTTCGCCCGTGTCTTCGTTTGTCAAAATTACTTCTTTTAAAAACTTTAATTTAATTAAATCGTGCGTCGCTTCGTTTGTCATTACATGTCCCGCGTCACGCAAACAATTTTGCACTATCGGAATAACAACGCCGTAATAAAATGCGTTTTGTGGGTTTGAACGTTTCTTTTTTGGTTTTTCAAATGTGACTAAAATGTCTGCGCCCTCAAAACTTCGTATTGCATCAATAATTAAATTGCGGTTTCTTTTCAGGTTCCCGCCGTTAACGTTTGACCTGATTGTTATTTTTTGCATTACAAATTCATTAATAAATTGGCAACAACTTTTCCGTTTTCGTCCCAATAAAAATAACCCAATTCGATACCCTTTGCAAAGTACTTTTGTTTTTTTACGTTGGCAATCATTTTGCACAAGTCTTCGCGTTCCTGTGGGTCTCTCACAAATTGGAACCACGAAAACGAATTAGTTGGATTATATATTTTTTTAATTAGTCCCAAGTCTTCCAATTCCGAACAACGCGCCGACGCTGTTTGTATTTTCCAACCTTTTAAAACAAGTTTTTCAATTGTTAACGGTTGTTTTTCGATTTCCAACAGTATTTTTGCGCTGTCGCTTTTTGCTTTCCCTGACGTTATTTGATAAATTAACGCGTCGATTTTGTTTGATTTCATAATTTTTATTTTTAAAAGTTAGGTTTGTTTTTTTGATTAAATTTATTTTCGATTTCTTCTTTTATTTTTATTTCGTCGATTACATAAGGCAACCAATTTTTATCGATTAAAAATGCGAAATTTTCAAAAGGTTGGTTCCTGCTATATTCTGACGTTACCAAAACCGCGTCGTCTTCTTTTTCTACAAATACAACGGTTTCGGCTTTTTTTAATACTGCCGACCCCAAATGTCCTGTCGGTTTATTGCTTCCAAAATTCCTGTGTAAAACCGTAACGATGTGACAATTTGCGTTCCCGCTCCATTCCAAAAGTTTTTGGCTTACTTCGTTTGATTGTTCCAAGTTGTTAACGTCCGAAACTAAATCGGCGACCCCGTCAATAATTAATAAACCGATATTCCCTTTGTATTTGCTTTCGTTAAAAATCCATTCAATAAATTTAAAACGTTCGTTTGGCGACAAAGTACGCAAGGCAAAGGGTTTGTAATTTATCGGGTTGGCTCCAACCATTTCGGCAACCCTGCGGAAAACACGTTGGGCGTGGAATTGGCTTTGTTCCGTGTCAATATCAATAATCCATTTATTGCCAACATTGTGTCCTTTTATTTTGGACGCGTAAATATTTGAATTTCCGCCAATATAGCAAGCCGTTAACAATGATTTTAAAAATGTTTTCTTTGACTTTGACGCTCCAACAATACAACTGAAATCGCCGTAACTCCCGAAAGGTATCGGGTAATTTTGCCCTTTGTATTGACTGCTCCCGATACTAATTGCCACGGGTTGAGGTTTCAATATTTCGTCGATGTCTACAAACTGCAAATCGTGAATTTTTTTAAAATCTAAATCCTGCTCCTGCGGTTCGGGTTTTAACTCAATTTTTGGTATTTCAATCATAATTTTATTAATTTAAGTTTTTGTAATGGTTAATTGCTTCTGTAATTTGATTATTTAGCCCCATTTCTATTTTTTCAGGCGTCCAAATACCCAAAAGGTACTTTTCCATAACTTCGTTATTTTCTCGTGTTAAAACGTATTCTTTTTCCTGTTGTTCTTTTTTTGTTAATGCGGGGTGTAAATTACAAAAACCTAACGACTTCAATAGTAAATTATATTCGATAAAATTTAATTTTTCTTTAAATTGCCCGTATAGTTCAATCAAAGGCGTTTTTAATATTTCATGTATTTTTTTTTGTGCAAATTTTATGTTTTGATAAAATTGTAATTCGTTGATAAAACAATAAACGTACATTTTTGCAAACAACCTGTTTTGTTGTAGTTCCTGCGCCTTTTGTCTGTTTATCCATTCCGCAACTATTGTGACGGCTTCGACGTCGTTTTGGTTTGGTGTGTAGTTCCCGTTTGATACTCGCCAAACAATTCGTTGCATTGCTTTTTCAATTGTCATAATTTATCGATTTTTTTAGTTGGTTTTGTGTTTTTAAATTCCTGACAATATTTTTGCATTTTGTCGGGTCTGCTAATAAATTCGAGTGTTAAATATTTCGGGTTTTCCTTATGGTAGTCGTCATTATAACAATTAGTAATCGCCAAAACTAAATCGGCTTTTGTATAACCCTCTTTTAACCTTGCGTTAACTTGTCGTTTTGTTTTTTCGTCAACAACTTTAATTTTTTTATTTGTAATTAAATTAAACTGTTTTAAAAGTCCTTCCCAATTAACCGACAGGTTAATATCTTTTACTTTCTCTTTTACTTCTACTTGTTGGCAAGGGGTACCCATACCCCCTACGGCACCCCCTACGGTAGGGGTCAAAATATTTCCCGTTTTGTCTTCGTAACCTTTAACCTGACTGTCAATGCTATTTGTTTGACTTATATAAGCAAATTTTGCCATTCCTTTCAAATTGGTTGGCTTAATACCCATAAATTGACGCTCCAACAATGCGTCTATAAACGCGACTTTGTCCTCAATTGTTTCTAACTCATTGTAAACGTCGAAGTAGGAACGAAAAAAATTGAAACCTTTTCTTTTGGTCAATTTATTCATTTTCGCCCTCGCTTTCTGTGATTTTGTTTATTTCGGTACGAATTGTTTTTGCGAATTTTATCGCTGTTGATTTGTCTAAATTTATAAACAATTCTAAACCGTTATGACTTGCGATTGTGATTTGTATTACGTCTTTGTTTTTTGTGTGAAGTTCAATTATTTTTTTTTCAACTTTTACAAAGTGTTGTCCGAAAAAATCTAAAAATTTTAATTCAAATTTTGCCATAATAAATAAAGGTTTTAAGATACCAATAAACTATTTGATTAAAAAAACCCTATCAAATCGGCTGTTGTGAGACGTGCCTTTCTGATAGGGTTTTATAATATTTTACGGTTGCAATGCGTCTCACTTCATTACAATTGCAAATATAACAATTTTTTTAAATAAAACTTTCGTCGTTGTCTTCTAAATTTGTAAAAAACGGCGACGCTTCAACAGTTTGTGAAATCGCTTCTTTGTATTCAGGTGTTTTTACTATTTGTTCTTTTAAAAAGTCAGGCAATGAATTAAATTTTTCGTCGTCGAAATTTTCATAATCAAAAACAAACGTGTCGTTAACCTGTGGCGGGCAAACCAAACCTTTTGGCATTGGGGAAACGCTCCCGATTGCCTGATATGTTTTTGTTGGGTCTTTTTTTCCCTGAACGTGTATAATATTTAACATGCAGGGAACCCCTAAAAGTTTTGTAATGTCAAACGCTTCGGCTTCGTCGTCCGAAAACGCTTTGCCTCTCCAACTTTGTAAATCTTTGCGCAAATTTGCCTTATCGGCTAAACTCAACGTGTATTCTTTGTCTATAACGCACGGTTGTTCGCCTTTTTCAGGGTTAAACGTTTTTAATTCCGTTGGTAACTCCCAACCGATACGAACTTTGTGCATTTGTTTTTTTACGCCCAAAAACTCTTCTTCAACGGTTCCGATTTCAATCATTTTGTAACAACGTGCTACATAATTCCCTGCTTCGATTAATTCTTTTTCGAACGCTTCGCCTTTTTTTGCTGTGATTGCCATAATTTCTGTTTTTTTTAGTGTTTATTATTAAAATTTTGCTGTGATTGAACTTTTGCGCGGTGTGGTTCCAACCTTTGGAACGTCGTTCCCATATGCGTCAATAATTGTTTGTTTTTGTGCCAACTTCAAAAGTTCGACGCGTGCGTCCAAATCGGCTTTTAATTGGTTGTAAATTTCGTCTTCGGAATAGTTGACAGTTTCCCCGCCGTTTGTGTAATTAAATTCGACACCGTTAACGTTTGTTTTTTCCAAAATTTCCATTTTGTCCCTGAACGTTGCGTCTGCGGAATTGACAACCTCTTTTAACCTGCAAATGTTCGTCCAAACTTGCAACGGGTCCACTTCGCCTTTTTCCAACAGGTCGTCAACCATTCGTTTACCTGTTAAAATTGCTTCTTTTTTTGTGAACGTTGGCGCGTACATTGTCGCCATTTGTTCTGCCTTAAATTCAAAATAAAAGTCTTTGCTCATAATTTCTAATTTTTAAAGTGATTAATTTATTTGACAATTGTTTTTCCTGTAAAAAACCTATTTATTATATTTTGCCACATTCTTTGACTTGGTTTTAAATAATTATGTGGCGTAGATAAATAAGGGTTTTCTTTTGTAATTGGATTGATTAAAATTCCTTCTTTGTAAATTTTAACATAAGGTTTATTTCTCATAATTTCTAATTTTTAAAGTGATTAATTTGTTTTTAAAATTTCAAAGTTTTTGACTTTGATTTCGTTTAACGCAAAAGTAGTTGTTTTATTTTTATTATGCAACTCAATTATTTTATTTTTTCTATGTTCAAATAATAAGTTAAAAACTAATCTTTCCGTTGCGTTTAGTTCGTTGTGTCTTTTGCCGTTCAACGTCCAATAACCGTTTTTTAAACTTAACATTGTATTGCATTTTTTAAAAGTTTATAAGCCTTTTCACGACCGCCAACGGCGTTAATTTGATTTTGTGAGAAAACCAATTGAAAGCGTTGGTTTTTTACGTCCTGCGGGTCAATTGCTTTTCGACCGCGTCTATTTGATTTTTCTTTGTTCATAATTTTGTTTTAAATTCTAAAGTTATTTTTGAAGTTCCGTTTTCTAATTGTTGCGTTGACAAACTAACGTCCCAAATTATTTGTTTCAAAATATAATCCATTTTTTTTTTGCCTGTTTGGTTTGGTATTTTATTTATTGGGAAATTGTAATCATCAATAAATTTTTTTAGGTCGTCGATAGGTAAATTTAATTTTTCCATTGATTAAATATTTAAAAACTGTTGCGCAATAATTCGCCCGACAAAATAAACCATAACGAAAACGATAAAATAAATTTGATACTTTTGTTTTAATAAAAAATGTCTCATAATATTGATTTTTTAAGTTAATGCGCGTTTAACAGTCGCGCTCCTGTTTTATTTTTAGTGATTTGGCATTGGCATTAACACAATCCTAATTCCGTCGTTTGTTAGTTCGGTTACTTTTGCGTTGTCTGCATAACAATAATCGTAAACTTTAAATCCTTTTGAATAAGCATAGTTTAAAACCTCTGACGTGTTCCAACCGATTAACGAAATTTCGTATTCCGTAACCGTACAACTCCAAAACATTTTCAGGTCAAAACCCTGTGCAATTAATAATCCTAAATTTTTGTTCATAATTTCTATTTTTTAAAAGTTAATGCGCGTTTGTCGGTCGCGCCCCAGATTTTGTTTTTATTTAAAAAAATTGTGTTTTGTTTGTATAAATTGAACGTCTTTTGTTCCGTCTAATTTAAAAACTATTAAATCATAACCTTTTGCATTACTCATACAATCAACATTCCAAATTTTTGTCATTTTTTCCGCTTCTTCTGTTGCTTCTAAAAGTGATTTGTAAGGGGTAAAACCGTCATAAACGTGACCTTTAAAATTTTGCGTTGTAAAAACTGTAAATTCGTTAAATTTTTCGCTAACTTGCAATGTTACTGATGTAATTAATGTTTTCATAATTTCTATTTTTTTATTTGTTTGTTGGGTCAAAAATACAAATACATTTTAATTACACAACACAATAATATAAAAATAATTATCTTTTTTGTTAATTTTTATTAATTCTAAATAAGAAACGCGGTTTTATTGGGTTTGTTTTAAAATAAAAAATTGTAAATTTGTGCAACGGTTCTCATAATTCCGTATTTTTTTAAGTGAAAGGACGGGCGCAATTGATTTTGTTGCCTGTTTTTTTTGCATAAAAAAACCCGTTAATTTCTTAACGGGTACCTGAATTAAATAAACCAAATAAAATTTTTGTATTTTCTATATAAATAATATATCGGAATTAACAATAAAAGTAACCACCACCAACACGAAACCGATTTTTTTACAATATCTTTTTTAATTATTTCGTGTGACGTCTTTTTTTTGGCTTGTTTTACCGTTGTTTTAACTTGTTTTATGTCTTTTACAATATTTGTGTTGACTTTTTTATTTACGCTTCTTAAACGGGCGTTTTTGTAAACTTTGCCGTCAACTACCATTGGCGCGATTGTATCTATTGGTTCGATAATCGTTTCGTCGCAATTCTCGATAATATTTATTTTTGTATTATCGTTTTTAACCTCAACAATTTTTGTTGCTTCGGTTGTTATTTCTTTTATCGCTTCCGTCGATTTTTGAACCTTTCGGGAACCGCAACCAAACAACAGGAACGCGACAAATAATATTTTTAAAAATGATTTCATTTAAACAATTTTGTAATTAATAATTTTTATATTTTTTAATTTATAATTCCCTAAATCGTCAACTTTTACGTGTGCAAAACCGTGATTATAATTATTATACGGCGCATATTCAGGTTCCAAACCGCATAAACAACCTGTCGACCAAGTTGTAGTCACTTGACCGCCCAAGTTTTTTTCTGTGTGTTCGCTTGTCCTGTGATGATGTCCAATGATACAACTTTCTTTTGATTTTAAATATAAACCGCGCGCGGGGTTAACAGGCGGGGCAAAACCCCCAAACCATTCGTGACCGTGTAAAATTGGCAATTTTCCCGCTAACGCCATTTGTTTATCTTTTATCAAAGTAACGCCAAATTCACGCATTTTCAATAATTGTTCCAATTTGAAGTCGTCAATTCCCAACAATTCGGGTGCCTTAATCATTAAATAGTCTTCATATCTTTTTTCGTGGTTCCCAATTTTATAATAAATCGGGCATTTAAAAGTTTGTTGTAATATTTTTAAAAATTCGCGTCCCATTTCTAATTCGCCCGCCATATCCCGCAATCGTCTGTCTTTTGTAAATCGACTACATTGGTAAAAGTCCAAAATATCGCCGTTTAAATATATTGCATTGACTTTGTTTTCTATTCCGTAATTTATTGCCAATTCCAACGCTTTGTTGTCCTGATAGGGAAAATGTATATCCGATAAAATTAAAATATTGTTTTGTCCTTTTGGAATTATAAAAGGTTCGTTTTTCAAATAATCGCTTTCGGGCAATCTTTTCAAAATAGATTGTTTTCTTTCTTGTTCGGTTCTTTGTTGTATGATTGTTAAATTTCCTTTTTTATTTGGGTTTAATTCGTTACGATAGTAACGAACCAATCCCCGCGCTTGTTCTACGCTTTTAAAATCCAAAGTATTTTCATTAAAAACCATTCTCGCAATTGACATTGTAGTGGCTTTTGGAAATTTTAAAATATAATCAATAACAATTTTGGAATGATATTTTTTTGCATTTTTAATATTTTCAGTCATAACTATATTTTAGCGTAAATAATTCCGTTGTCAATTATTGTGATACCTTTTTCAATTCGTTGTTTTAAAACTTTCCAATCAAAACCAAATGACTTTTGAAAATGTGGCTTATCGGGAAACTT